CTTTTTTCACATGGCTTGCTCCGGCTTCACTGTAGCCCTTATTTATACGGGTCGGAGTTTTGCCCGCTGGATTATTTGCGTTCGGTATGTTGCTCACCTCCTTGCATAAAAATAGCGGGTCGGATGGGGCAAAGGAGCAAATCCCCATCCAATCCGCAATGATAAAGCCGTTTGGCGTTTATCCTTACCAGTCGCGCGGAACGACACCGAAAGCCTTTCGCGGCTTTCCACCGTTCAGCTCCGCTTCCAAACCATCGATCTCTTTTTCAAGATCAACAATTTCGGTTTTAAGCTTCGGAAGATCGAGCCTTGTAAGGCTGCGGCTCCCAATGGTATATTGCTGCACGCCGCCGCCTAAAAGTGCGGTATAAGCCGCTCGCGCCTGGGTAAGCGCCTGCCGGCGGAATGCTAAGCGATCGGTTATATCGGCGATTGTAGCCATTTCTTAACCCCCTTACCATGAATCATAATATTTGTCCTTCGATGATGGTTTTTTCGGTCGCTGCGTTGTGATTTGCCGCGGTTGCTGCGATTTTTGCGGCTCTTCAACGCCTTTTAGCCGTCTCTCAACGGCATCCATGTCCGGGTTTATGATGCGCAATGCGGCGTTTGCATAGTTTCTGCAATCAAGGGCCTCGTTTCTGGCGTGCCCGGGGAGCTTCTCCCATGTCCAGCGCGTTCCGCTGCGCGTCCGCGCAAGCACCATTTTTTCAGATAAAAGGCCGTTAAAGTAGCCAAGATCGTATCCGTATCCGTCATTTTTGGGAAAATGGCAGTATTTTGCGCCGGCTTCTTGCACTTTTAGGGCGCTCATAATCGCTGCTTTGCCAGAATCAACGCCGATTATATAAAGCCAGCAGGCGATTTTTCTGTTTTCGCGTATGGCAACCTTCGACGGTGGGGCAGTGTACGGCACACCTTCGCCGCCTTTGCCTTTTATAGCAAAAACGCGCCGGTTTTTACGGGCGCGGCAAGCGGAGTAAACTTCCTGTGTGTAATGTCCGCCGGAATCGACGCATGTCATTGATATTGTTAAGCCACGGCCGCTTTTAAACTTGTAAACATGGTCGACCACATCGTCCAGCCGCGTCCAAACTTCCGGCGTGTCCGGACGTCCCATAATAAAGCCCTTCCGAATGCCCCAAGCTTCTCCGTAATGACCATATCCGACAACCTCATATTCCAGTCGGTTGTCCTGCGTGTCGACGCCGCACGTAAGCACAAGCACGCCATCCGGAAGTTCCGCTTGATATTCTTCACGCCTGGCGAGCATAGTGTCTTCATCTTCGATATCGCCGCGGTCCTCCCATAACTGGCCGAGCAAGGTGTTAAAAACAACCTTGAGCCGTTCCGGATCGTCTTGCGCCTCAAGAAAATTCGTTACGATTTTTTTCCACGGGGTCCAAGGGGAAGAAAAGGCGTTGAGCCAGAAAGAACGAACGCCGTTCTCGTAGGCGTCCGGATTATCAGCGATCCATTTTGCAGGCTGGCTACGCATTTCAGCTTCCGGCGATATACCACCGCATTTCGGACAAAACCAATCAATGCCGCCTGCGAGCTCATATGTCTTTCTTCCGTTAATTTTTTTAACGACCGGGGAAAACCGCACGTTATCAAATATGATTTCCGACCATTCACCGCAATGCGGGCATTGATGGCACCAACGCTCTTGCGTACCTTTGTAATAGCTGGTTTCGATGTTCGACGCCCCCTTTACCGTTGGAGTCGATACCTCGACCGCCTTTGCATTGTAAAACGTCGCCTGACGGGCTTGTGCAAGCGCCCACGGGTCGCCTTCGGCTCCGGCCGACGTGGCCCAGCGGTCGCGCTCGTCGCCTATGATGTATCGCGCCGGCGTTGATGCAAGCGCGGAAGGGCTGTTGCTACCCGCTATTGTAAGCATTCCGCCGGGAAAAGATTTTTGCAAGATTGTATTTCCGCTGTCTCTCGTCTTGATATCAGCGACGCGAGCTCGGAGAACGTCGCTGTCCCTGATCATTGGAGCAACGCGCAAACGCGAAAACTTGCGGGCGTCCTCGAGCGTCGGGTGAACGTAAAGGATTGAACCGGGATCCTGATCAATAATATATCCGATCACGTTCAGCTCAAACTCGGATTTACCAACCTGAGACGCTGCGACGAAAACAATCTGGTTGACGCACGGATCCGTAAAGGCTTCCATCGGCTCCCGCAAATATGGCGTTCGCTCTGTGCGCCATAATCCTGATTCGGCTGAGTTTTCTGGCGAAAGCCGTCTGTTTTTGTCGGCCCACTCCGCAACGCTTAGTTCTTCCGGCGGGGAAAAGTTCGCAACAGCAGAGCCAACGACAACGTTTAACTGATCAAAGTTTTGCCTCTTCATCGGCTACGTTGCCAAGCCCTTCTCGATCCCGCACCCGCCGCTGAAAAACAACAGGATCATATTCGTATGCGGCCAGCTCGCAAAGTATTTTGTTCACCTCGGCACGAATAATGGTAGCGGTCTGCGTCGGGGCCGATGCGTTCGCGGTGTCTACGGCCAATCGTCCGGGAAGTGCGACAAGCGCTCCGCGAATGACAAACACAAGATCGGTGATAACCGCTTGAACGTCCTCAGAGCGATGCATCGTTCCTTCCAGCTCCATCAGTTCAAGCTCGACCTTTCTTGCTTTTGCTTCCTTATATTTTATATCGGCCTCGTCTTTCTTTTTTTCTCGGTCGGCCGCATCCTTGCCTTTTTCTTTTTTCTGCGCTATATCCTGCAGGTACTTGATATACCGTTGAATTGTTGGCAAAAGGTCATAACGTCGGCCGCCTTTGACCACGATGGCGGGTAAAACCCCGTCTTGCGTCAACTGATAAATCCGTCTACCCGTTACACCAAACAACTTGGCAATCATATCTACATTTTGTAGATTGGTGCTTTGCTGCGCGCTTTGCTTCGTAGCCATGGCCTTACCTCCTTTGCGCAACCGCCGGCCCGCAGCGCCTCCCTCTCGTAACGAAACGGCCTGAAAAAAGTTTCTGGTGTCTACGCGACTTTTGGGCTCGCTAGCACCGCAGGTGTTAAAACCTCCCAGAAGGACCCGCTCCGTTTAGAATGCAACATTACTTCTTTAGCTGTTGTTCTAAGTGATGTTGCAAGCGTTTTTGAAGGCCTTCCGATATGTTTTCTTTGATGCGATCGCTTACATCCTCGTGCGTAATCATTTGTGGAACGCTTAATGTTTTAACAGCTTTAATTGGATATCTCGAGTCCCCTTCACGTATAAATGGGATATAGCCGCCGCCTTTGTTCCCAGCAAGAAACGCGAGTCCTGGAGATAAAGCTTTCCTTTGTCCTTTGATAATTTCTGCAGTAACATTTTTGCGTTTTGTTGCTGGCGTTGTTGGCTTCATTTTAAAATGTATTGGAGTTAAAACACTTCCAGAATATTGTAATGCGATGTTATCAACGTTAACTCCGCCCAAATTAATGACTCCGGCCGCTTTACGAGTCCCCTTATAAGTTGACTTAATATCCTTTTTACTAATTCCATATCGTTCAGCCACGGCAGCGTTAACCCACGCTGGCGCACGGGTCTTGAAGTCGCTTACTGTGCGCTTGATCGCTATCTCGCTTTGCTGCTTCATTTTTCTAAATTCGTTATTTAAATCTGCTAGGTTCGAGATGGCTATGCTTAGACTTCTATTTGATGCCATAATCTAACACCCCTCGTATACAGCCAAATAAAAAAGTCCGGCTGCTTCGCCAGACTTTAAGATGTATGAGTTTTACGGTTCTTCAAATAATATTATACCTCATATATTTTAGCACGTTCTGTTTGTGTTTTCTAGTGACAATCAGTGACAATTGGTAACATTTACCGACGATCACTGACAACTATTTTTCTGCATAGCCTCTGAAAATGCAACCAGCGCAGATCCATGCTTCCTATATGTCTGCCTTAAATATCCGTCCGTTCTCGATAAATAGTTTTTATTACGGCCATGAATAGCGTTGTTGATATCCCCCCAATCTGCATCATCAAAATACCGCATGCGAATAATTGCCCTTTCATCCGGGTTATCCATATGCTCAATAACCCGTTCGATACTTTCCCGTTCAAGACGTTCGATACCTATAGCATCATCAATCTGTTTTTCAAGATCAACCTTTTTCGCTATCAGCAATGCCATTTTCCCTTCGGTATAGCCGGGCGCCTTCGGCATTCCTGATAATTTTTGCCCGCTCGGTGATTCTATCTGCGCCCGTAATCGTGCAAGCCGGTCGAGTTGATTGCACAGATC